CTTGATAATGTTTCAACATGATATACATCAGTTCCATTTATGGTACGTTTAATTTTAAACCATATCTGGTCATGACTAGCAGTTGGGATCATGTCAATATCAGTTACTTGTGCATGTGAACTTCCATCTGCTTCAATTATAGGATTTGTTGCAGTTATACCATTAAATGCTGATGAATCCAGACGAGTTGTTATTTCTGTATTGCCTCCAGTAGATAATACATTTATTATTTCCTGACTGACATTCCAGTTTGAATCTTCATAGTTTGATGCAGTAATATATTTATCTGTCACAAACATACTTGTTTGATCTCCTGCAACTGTGTACCTAGTAGGTTTATGCCACGAATGGTCTCCCGCACCATCATCTATCCATAATATATCTGCTCCACCTGAAGTTAAAGCAAGTTTAAATGTATTGTCTGTTTTATTTACTACATAATAATTTGTACTAAGGCTTAATCCTGTAGGTACTGTGTCAGTTGTTGTTATCTGTACAATATCAGTATTAACTAATCCATGATCATTATCAGTAAATAATAATTTGTTTCCTGAATCTGCTACTTCATCGGCTGAACTATCGCTTGCCACAGCGAGTATATGAGCAGTTGATTGTATTGTTGCAGTAACTTTACGATATATCTTTCCTGCAATTAAATGTTCAGACCATGCCTTAAATGCTAAACTACGATCATAACTGAGAGTCAGTAATTTACCATTAGCCATCATAAACCAGATAATAGCATATGGTCTTTCCTGCCAAACCATCTTCTCAATTGTAGAATCTTTAATTATATCATATCCTTTAAGGGATATTTTACTAGAAACCCATTGGCTAACTATATCTCCTTGTAATTCAAGAGATTGAACATCCTTACCTCCAATCTGAGTATATAATAATGCATTAGAAATAATAACTGGTGGAGTATCAGTTGCAGAGAATGATGTTTCCCTGTTAATTGTAAAACGAAATGGTGTAATACTAAGATTTGTTTCTGATCCATATAACATATATATTCCAGCAGAAGTACCCATTGAAAGTTTCTTAGATTCTCCAAGCCATTTTATTTCATCCAATGTATCTGAATCCAAAGTAAAGGTAAGAGCATTTGAATCTATTACAATTTCTGTTGAAACTCCTTCTGTAACTGAATTTGGACTACCTTGTTCTGCTATTACAGTAGGAGCAAATGAATAGAAGTTTGCAGTTTCCGATAACCAGATTGTAGATGGTTGCACAGAAGTTGCTGCCATTACCATACGTTGTTGATATATTTGTGCTACATGAGGAAATCCTTCACCTAAACTGAATGCACCCAACCTGAATTCTGAGGTTCCATAAGTATCTCTTGTATTTGCCATTTCAGTTTTAAATTCAACAGTAATATCAGTTCGATCATTTACGCTTTGATTAAGTACAGATTTTATTATACCCCATGCCCATTTAATACCACCTATATTGTTACCGCCTTTTAATAATGGATTAATCCTTATAAGACGACCAACATCGTTTACTCTATGAAAATAATCATTTGTTTCTGTAGTATCAGTATCTGTTTTATTATTATAAAGAGTAAGACTTATTGGTGTTGCACTAGCGGAATAAACATATTTTTTTAGTTTAATTTCTGCATTTGATGCAGTTGTAGCAGGATCATCTTCATCAGTTTGTACAAGTTCAAATTCTCGTATTTTCCCACCATCTGTATCAGAGAATTGGACTGTAGTTGATGTAGTGGCAATAACAAAGCATTCAAGATCAAATGTATCATCTCCTAAAGCCCCTACAAAAGATGTGGTGACTGTACCTGCATCACTTATAGTTACATCTGCACCATCTGTGGTTAATTTTACTCTAAAAGTATTAGCAGTATAATCCGTTACAGATACATAATAATCTGTAGCAAGGGCTAAACCTAATGGTAAATCTACTGGATCACTTGTAGTTGTAAAACGTATTTTATTATTTGGATATAATCCATGTGCAGTACATTGCAAAACATTGGTTGTGACGTATGGAGAAGTTAAAGCCTTAGAAGCAATGGCAACACTAATACCATTATCCATCTTACTTTGTGCTTTACCATCATTAGAAGTTTTACCAGATATATTCTGTCTTATATTCCCCCAACCTGTACCATCAGAACCAAATAGCTGAATTTTTTGACCAACTTGCAGTCCATGATTTGCAAGTACCAATGTATTATCAATAGTATTGAATTCAACTCCACCTATTTCTACTGTTACAGTTGGTTCTGTTACTAATTTTAATGTAAATCTTTCATGTGGAGTCTTTACAGGTTCGCTCCATATATTAATTTCGGTATATGGTCCATCTGTAGTAACAAATTCTGTAATTGCCCATACACTATTATCATCAGCAACAGCACTTGTTGTAGCAGAAGATAAAAGACGGAATATTTTTTGGGGAGGTTTAGTAGGACAGCACACAAAGATAATGTCACCACTTTGTGTAGTTTTCAGCGTAGAAAGTTCTGCTTCAGTCCAAGGGAATGCTGTTACGCTAAAATCAGCCTCATATGTGGGTGGACTTGAGACTGCTGTATTGTCAGTTAAGAGTTGATTCTGTGACCAGACTCTTAAATAACCACCAGAGGAAGGTGATGTTGAACCTAATTCTATAATATAGGTGTTATCCTTATCCTTGAAGAAAGGTATGAATACAGCAGAAGCATCTTTAGCATCTCCTATGTAATTAGTCCCTGGGCGTTTAATAACTGGCCCTGAGAGAATAGGAATCATATTCTTGGAGCTTTTGTATCCATAATGATAAAACTCCTCACTAGAGCGACCTTGGAGACTTCTTGCTAATACACCTTCTGTAAATTTAGGTTGAAGAAACTCATATTTCATTTAGTTTTCCATGCTTGCATATCAACTTCGTATCCAACAGTAGGAGTATTAAAAGTTCTATGTGTAACAGAATATCTTCCTTTTTTAGCATCAAGATAAGATGATCGTTCTCTATGTTCTGGTGTTTTATCTCTTGAGTTTGCTGATCTTGCTTCTTGGATAGCCATAAAGTATTTTTGTGCCATTTCTGATTTTAATCCATCTTTACTTGTAAGAGTTTCAGCAGTTTCAACAGCAAGTTTCATTGCTATTGCTTCAGCCAACAATGAATCCAAGTTATTAGTATCTATTGGAGTTGCTACATATAGTAAATATAATGTAGTTTCATTTGATAATATATTCTTTTTTTCAACCTGAAATTTAGAAACAGGTTCAACTTCAACAACCTTTATACAGTCAGCAGGAAGTTGATAAGTATAATTCCAGCCAAATAATGGAGTATCTATACGAGTAAGTAGTTGACGTTCTAATGCACTATTCCATACATTCATACGCAGAACAGTTTCAATACATCCTTCTATTCTTGCAGAACATGCTCTTGCTCTTGCACTATTTTCTGTAAGAGATTGTATCCTAGCCTCACCTAGATTACTCAAGGCAAGATTAGCTATACCAGTTTTATCCATAATAAACTGTTAGAAATGGGGGCCAGTTTCCCAACCCCCGATTATTAATTATTGTCAGTCTAATGAATAGTAGACTAAACAACCAATTACAACTGCTGCGGCTGGGTCTGAACCCAACAATGTTGCAACTACATTAGCTTCATCAGGAATAGCTGTAGGAGCAATTACAATACCTTTATTAGCTGATGCTGTTGAAGCACCACCCATTTTCCAATAAGATACTGCTGCTGTACCATCTACACCATTATGCCATCCGTCGAGATCAGTATTAGCTGCTGTAGCCGTTGCCGACACAGCTTGCCATCCAACATCAACAGTTGCACCTGAACCTAATGTTGCAGTAAGGTGAACTGCGACTTCCCAGACTTTTGATCCTCCGGGTAATCTTCCGAAGTAAACAACATCGTCTACGGCAGAAGCAGTTACAACTGTGTATGTATCATACAATACCCGCATTCTACCGCCCTGCGCCGCGACATCAGTCAACTTAGCAGGAACAGTTATGAATCGTTTAGTGTAATCTACTGCATATAAATTAGCCATATTGTCCTTTCATAGTTTGGGGTTAAGTTTTGTAACAATCGATTTGAATGACCATTTCTTCCCAAACCCTAGTTGCTCCAATATCCATTTCAAAATATGCATATGGAACAAAAGATTTGTCAGAACGTCTTTCGATCTCTGTTACAGGTTCTTCCCAAGAACAAAATACTAACCCTTGAGGGTGAAAGGCCAAGACTTTTTCAACTTGCGTTACACCAGAACCAGACACAGGCATATTTTCATAGCGTATGAACTGGAATCCTGCAAAATAGTTGGTTTGACCTTCTACGAGTGCCCGAATGTTATTATAATCCGAACTTTGTACTCTGGTTGAGTGCAACAATGCTTCAATCTGAGCCGCAGAACAAACAATGAAATATAGTGGATTACCACCTTCATCATATTGATCAGCTTCATTTTCAGAAAGAATCCTTCTAGCTTTCAATAATTTATCTATTGATAAAGTATATCCAGTAGAAGCAGTTGAACTTATTATACCAGAAGTTTCAGCATTGGCAGACGATCCAAAAAAGAAAGTCTGAGCAATAAACTGACTTGGGAAATTAGATGAATTCCAAACTATTTCGGTTGCACCGTCCATTACACCACCATCTGATTCATATGCTGAACCAAAGGCGGCTTCAACGATTACAGAATCCATCTTACGAGCCATAGCCATTGACGTAGCTTCTGCATAAGGCTGAAACACATCGTAGTTCATTCTACGAGTATCAAAACCTTCTACGAAGAATCCAGCATTTTTAGGTTGTGCTGATACTCTCCTACGTTGATGGGATATTGCCTGTACTGGCGAATCTGCAAAACGTGCAACTTTGTCTAGTGCTTCGTTAGTTCCGATCTTATCAATAAACTCGGCAACACCTTGACAGTCTGGCTTATTAGTTACAAAATTCCGTAACCGTGTTGTTTTTTGTTGAAGCGCATGTAATACATCAGCAGAATAGCGATGTATATACGAGGTTTCAATGTCATAAAAATTAGCCATATTGTACCTTTTATAGAAATCTCATACACGATATGTGTATAAGTAATAATCACAGAACCTAGTGATTGTCCATAAAGGATCACAACAGACTTTTCGGCAGGGCAATTGCTTGTCTGCCTATTATCGTTAATTCGGTATTACCTCCACCATGGAGGTGTGATGTTATCGTACTCGTCTTTGACTTGGATATGCTGTTTTAAATAGCCTATCCATTTTTTTCATTGCAGTCTTGTGACTTGGGTCTTTATTGTCTCTGTATGATTTAGAGAAGTCCTTATCACGATAAAGAGCCTGAATCTCTTCCTGCGCAGATTGCGGAGACATTTGATTTCGACCTAATCCTGTGCCTACTGCAAGTGCTTCTTCTCCTAGTAACTGACCGACTTTTGAAAAGGCTTTGATCATTTCAGGATGATTACCAAAACCAGAACCATCTAATACTTCAGTCAATTCAGCAGTACCAAACTGGGCATAAGCTCTTCGGGCATAATCCAGATTACCATCGTAATTCTTTCCCCAATCTCGTTGGAGTCCAATAGTAGTCTCGACTTTTAAATCCTCCATAGCTTGTTCCTCATTTTTGGCATCTTCCTCTTGTATATCTCCAAAAAGTTCTAACAAGTTATCGGCTTGATTCTGAGTAAGATTATTCTGATGTGCAAATGATTTAAAATCATCCAGTACACCATCTACATCCTCACCAAAATCATAACCATTTGCTTGTTCAGGTCTTC